ACCCAGAAAAACATAGACCGCAACTTAATGCCGTTGTCACTATTTTTGTAATTGTCCATAGAAACCTCACCATATTTCTTCTGACGACCTTGGACACGTTTATACACTCGTGCCTTCAAAGCAAAGTCCACAACTCGACAAGAGGTGATTGTCTCATACGCGGCTTCCTCAATCTTTACTAAGCATTTTGTATTGAAAAAGTCATTAAGTAGTTCCGGGTTTTTGAGCACGCTCTCATAGTAAGAACGCTGCGAAACTTTAGTATCTATCTGACGTTGCCATTCCTGATTTCGCGCATTAGTAGCTGTTGCATCAATGTTATTTGCGTCGCCGTAGAGCTGGGAGATTTGACTTTGTAGGTTTGCCTGATCACGCAAAATACGCTTACGGTCATTACGGAGATCTCCACGGATAGCAAACCCGTACTGCCGGAAGGCAAAATCAAGTTTGTTAGATAGATTCTTAATCCGTTTATTTGCTGCTACTCGGTATGCTTTTAAACGAGAGATCTCATCTTTCCAGCGATTAATTAACGTTCTATTGGAAGGGTTTTTCTCCCGTTCGGCGGAGATGTCTTCTTGACGGTCAACAATTTGGTTGCTGATGCTGGTTCTTAAGTCGTACTGAGCATCAAGCCTTGCGGCAAGTGCTTTAACTCGTGGGTCAAATTCATAAGGCCCGTCGTCGCTGACGATTGCGTTGATTTCGCTCTCTTCCCACTGCCTATCTCGGAACTCCTCAATTTGGTCAATTAGCTGATTTATCTGGTTAAGTTTGTTTTGAGCACCGCCTCCCACTCCAGGTCGAAGAACAGGTGTGCTAGTTGTAAGAAGACGATTTAGTTCAGCTATCTCAGCATCTAAACGGACGATTTCTGCTTGAGCTTCAGCTTCGTTTTGTTTAAAGTTTGTTGTGCCGTAATCTTCTTCGGGACATACACCAGACTTGATGCACTCAAATGTTACACTAAGCGCGTCATTGTCTAGTTCTAAATCATCAATTGGTCCAACCGCGCGTAGATGTGCGCTACCAAGTTTGTACGTACTAGCAATATCAATATTGCTGGCCAGTGTGCGCCGCAATTCAGATGCTGCCTGGCGTACATCATTAGCTCCACTACTAGCTAGAGCGTTAAAACGCAGCGTAAAACGGTGTCCAACAGGTACTAAAGGCCGCGAGTTATCAAGCTCGTTACTAGGCCAATAACTTTGACGGTCATGGAGTTCGATGCCTAGAGCAGCATATATACTTCTCCCTGTGTCGTTTCTGTCAATGTAGTTTACATTGATTGGAATAGGCGCATAAATGCCGCATTTCGTTAATGAAGATGGTGAAAAAGCTTGACTAAATCCGTCAGTGCGGTTTGTCCCAACAAGGCTAGAACGATAGACGTAATCACTGCCGCTTTCGCCTATACGTGATGGATCTTTTGTTTCTCCAATCTGCAAGTCGTTAAACTTAAGAATACCGTTTTGTTTTAGATAAAACCAGTAGCGTTGTGAGCCGAATTGACGTATTGGTGTTTGACCAAAAGCTGTACGGTCAAGTGCAATGTTCTCTGGGCTGATATTTGATGCGCCAATAATGGCCATCATTTGCATGAACTGACTGGAGCCAAAGCTCTGGACAGCGGACCAGACCAGCGAGGTCGCTACGCGGACGCCGCCTGTGCTGTTTTGATTGACGTTGCAATAAACGAGGTTGACCGGATCGCCATACTTGGCTAGCTCTTGGGCGCTGTTAAATCCAAAGCGCGGGGCAAAAGCCTGGTCGCGGCGACGACGTTGATTTTGTTGAGATGGCAGTTCAGGTTTTGGTGCTAGTAATGCTGCGCCAACTTGAAAAAGAACACCAACAATTGTCAAGACAATGGCGACTGTTTCCCAGTTCTGTGGTGTAGCGAGCTTGTCGCTTGGTGTGCGCGAATAGTCAAACTGCGCTTGGGCAAATTCCAGATACTCGGCTTCGCTGATGCCCAGCTCCTTGATGAGCTGATGTTCGTAGGGCAGCAGGCGGCGCGTCATTTGTGGAGCCGGAAGTAGTGACCGGTGCCAGCGGGTATCGGAGCGATAACGACGCCGGACTTTTCGGTGATGAACAGCACGTTGCCGTCATCCAATACTGTACCCATGGCACCGCCGCTTGAGCCAGGCAGCAACACCACCGCGTGTGGTTCGGGACCATCTAGTCGCGTGCCGTTTTGTAGCAGCCACTTTGCCATGATCCGACGTGGGAAAGTTTCGTCGGTGTAGTAATCAAAGTACCAAGCAAAATCGGGCGTGTGGTCGTAATACCCGAGACGGCGGCGTACTTCGGCAAACAATAAGCAGCAGTCGACCGTACCAGAGCCATCGCCGGGGTAGGCGCCCCAAGCACGCTTCAGGCCGATCAGATCATTCACCGTAAATACAGTTCGCTGTTTAGTGGAAGAGGTCCGACAAGATCGCGGGTCAGCGTCCTGGCGGGAAAAGCACTGCCAACGCTGTCTCGTTGAAGCTGGCGCCGATGCCGATGTAGTAGTCCGTGACCGTGTTGATAATTTGCTCGCTGGCATTGAGCCATGCCGTAACAAACGTCAATTCGCTGAGGCGGTTGCCGTTGGCTTGCTCCACTAGCCGTAGGGCGACTTCAATGTTGGGAAACAGGATACGCAGGTTTTCGTTGTCGCCGTTCAGCGAAGCCAATGCACCTTCAGCACGGAAGGGCGCAAAGGCGTAAGACTCGCTTAAGTAGTTACTGTTTTGGCCAACGAAGTAATTCTGGTATCGCAGTGTTTGCGATGTGGTAACAAGTTTAAAATACTGTGCGATGCGAATCTCAGTCATCAGTAATCAAGCTCCCCAACAAGATTGATCGTGACGGTGCTGCGGCCGTTGATTACGGATTTGACTTCAGGCGAATTCACATATTCCCACTTGATTTGCGTCGGAGACTGGATTTTGCTTGCGAGTGTGGCACTCATGCCTACAAACAACTCGGCTGGCAATGTGAATCGTTCAAAGCCTCCTTTCGTGGCGTCGTAGTGGTCTATCAGTTGTGCGGTAACGGCGTCGCTGATGTTGTTGAAACTGAGTTGTAGTTCGTAGCCGTAAGCGCGGTTGCCAAAGGCTCGTTTAACCGTTGCTCCAGATAAGGCGCGGTAGGTCTTGACGGGATACTGGCCAAGACGGAAACTACGCTCCGCTGGTTTGATGCCGGGGAATTGTGCAGTCATCAGCGGAGTCCCACGCGGCTACGTGTGCCAGGGCTTTGTTGTAGTTTATCGAGAGTCATGGACATACCTCGCTTGGCACCATCACGGGCAGCATCGCGGCGTGTGGCGGCCATGGCGGCCTCCAGTTGATCGCGGCTGACGTATTCCACTCCACCAATATTGGTAGTCTCAAAGCTCATATTTAGTACAGGAGCGTTAGTGCTTTTAGGTGTAGCACTCATTGCAGCGCGAAGGTCACTTGTTGGCACGACGCTACCGCTAGTGCTTGGTACAAATAATTCTGGACCGCGTTCACCGACAACGTAAGGAGCGCCACTGGCTACGGGACCACCGTTAGCGCGGAAACCGAAACCTCCTGTAAATGCCGTAGGATTAAAACCAGCTTGACCGGAACCAAATACAGATGCTCCAGAAACAGGGCCGGCACCTGAGAAGCTAAAACCGCTTCCACTGCTACCAAAGGCAAATAGTTTTGCAATACCTAAAGCAATGTATTGAGCGATCATTTGTTGCGCAGCTTGCGTTAAAGCCGTACCTACAGCGTTCAAAAAGTCTGAAAAAATTTGCTCTGCTGTTTTAGTCCCACGCACTAATTCTGCTACGCTTGTCGTCATTAAACCTGCAATTTCGCTACTAATAGTCTGTATTAATTGCCCGTAACGGGTAAAGAATTGTTGTTGCCGTAAGAGAGCATGTTCTGTAGCATTTATCTGCGCTAAATATTGACTTTCAAGTTCAATCTGCGCTGTTTTACCGGAGATGCGCTGGTCTAAATCCTGTAACTCTTGTCTAGAAGCAGATTCAGCTATATTAAAACGTTCTGTTTCTAGATCTTGTAACTCGCGCTGTAAAGGTACAACTACCTCGTAAAGACGTGCTTGTTGCTCTAATTGCTGTTTTGCTGCTTCAAGACGCTCACCGCCTAAAGGAAAAGCTAACTCGGTTTGTAGTCCAGCAAGCTGAGATTTACGTTGTTGTGTAACATCTTGAGAAATGCGATCTTTCTCTGCAAATAGGATCTGCCGTGCTGTTTGTAGACGAGCCACGTCAAGCTGTTGCGTACGAGCTTTTATTTGATACTGGTCTTCAAGATTAGCCCTTTGCTGTTTGTAAATAGATTCGTACAACGTGCGCTCTTTATCTGTTATATCTTCAGCGGAAAGTTGTTGTTCCAGTTGAATATCCAGTATACGAGCTTCTACGTTAAGACGGGCCTGTAGTTGAGAACTAGCTTCTTTCAATGCTGCAATTTCTCCGTCTATTGCACGCGTCCGAGCAACATCAATATCGGCGCTTTCTAAAGTTTCCTGTGCAAGTGATACCTCAAGATTACGGATAGCGCTAAGAGTTTGTAGCTGTTTTTGAGCGGCGCGTTCTGCTTCTCGCTGGGCTTTTTCTGCAACACGTCGAGCTTCTTCTGCTGCACGTTGACGCGCTTGTTGGGCAGCATTTTCAACATCAAATAGCTGTTGCGTGAAACGTAACTCTGCGGCTTTTAGTCGTAAACTGTACTCTTGATCAGACAGTAATTTTTGTTTAAGCTGTCTTTCTAATTCTGTTGCGTCGTTTACATATATCTGTAAAGCTATTTGCCTTTCTAATTGCCGGCGCTGATCCACAGAAGCATCTGTTGTTAGACGTGCCAAGGCTACTTGCTTTTCAAGTAGAGAATTCTGACCAGCAAGATCTTCTAAGCGATCTTGTGCTTCTTGTGTGTTGAGGTTGCGCTTCGACAAGATCATATACTGATGTTGGAGCTTGAATACCTGCACCAGTAGGAAAATTTTTTTCGATTGCTTCACCCAGAAGAACTACACTTGCGTATGTTGTAGTCAACCATTTTTGTAAATTACTTCCCCATTTTGTTGTGGCTTCTCCTGCTCGTTGGAAAGCTTCGGCCTGTTCAGTGCCAATTTCCGCAGCTAAAGCTTGGAAGGATGCTTCTGCCGCTGCAGCTTGTTGTCCAGATTTAGCTAAATTCTGAATTGTTGTTTTTGTACTTTTATCAACGCTGCCGAGGGCTGTTTCTAAAGCAGTCGAAGCGTCTCCAGTATCTTTTAGGGCTTTTGAAAAGTCAACAGCAGACTGCGCGGCAGTATCAAATGTCTGACCTATAGC